AAGACCTTTTTTTAATATTTCAGTACTTAATTTTGATGATGTTGCACCAACTGAAGCAGTACCGCCAGAAGTTAATAAACCAAGACCGAATTCAGCCATAAACGGTATTGTTTCAAGACCGATATTCATAGCACCACCGCCGAAAGTATAACCGCGAGTTTGAATTTCTGCAAGGTCAAGTACAAAGTTTTCAAATCTCTGACGTTCTTCAGGTGTTACAAATTGACCAGTTTTCATTTTATCGGATATGCGTTTAACATCTAAAGATTTTGAACCTTCTTGCCAAGTACCTATATATGGCATAAGTTCGTTTTTATTTTTCTTGTGCCAAACTTCAATGGCAGTCATAGAGCCTTTATTTTCCCATTCTTTAATTTTATCGGGAGATATAATATTAGAAACCCATTGTTTTTCTTCGTTAATACGTTTTTGTCGGAATTCTTGTCGTTCTTTTACGATATTGTCATAGCCGAGATTAGAAAAAACATCAGGTTGATTTTGATTATATTTATCATCAAATTGTTTTTGAGTTATTTGTTCATCTTGAAACAAAGCCATATTTATTTCCTTTTATTTTTATCTTGCAGAGCTTTTGCCTGTTCAGCCTGTTGAAGTGCATAATAATAACCGGACATAGGATCAATCTGTCCTGTTAATTGTTTATGGGCATATTGAAAACGTTGTCCTACTGTCATATCAGGCAACTGTAAAAATCCTCTTTCGCGAGCATCTTTCATAAACTGTTCGGGAGTAACGCCGAGAGCTTTAACTCTTTGGTAGAATTCATTTATATTTTTTGGAGCCGGTTTTGAAATAGAAACTTCAGTATTTTTTAAATCTAATATACCACCGGCTTTTATTCTGTTTTTCTTTGCCTGATTATTTATTTCAGTAATCATTGTATTGTTTGCAAAGTCCTGAAGTTCAAGTTTTGATAATCCGTCAGGATTTTCAAATTGTCTTTTAAATACAGCTTCAGCGACAACTCTGTTAATAAGTGCTGATTCTTGCTTATTAAAGAAAGTAAATGGTTGAGAATAAACGGACGGATATTCTTTAGCAAAGAAATATTCGGGTTTATCCGTCCAGCGTTTAGCGCGTAAAAGTGCATTATTAGAAGCTGTTTTATAAATTTCTTGTTGCTGTCTTGAAGGTAATGATTCAATATCATAAATACTTTTTAAGTTAGGAGTTTTAGCAACGATTTTATTTAACTCATCAAGATAGTAGTTTTGAGCAAATAATTTTTGTCTGTTTACATTTAAAATATCTTCTTTCTTTTTTAAACCTTCAGTGCTGAATTGTTTAGCAATTCTGTCATAACCAAGCTTTTGTCTTTTCCAATTTGCTTCATCCAGTTGACTTAAATTTGATTCAAGATAATCAGCAACAGGTGAAATATATTGATTAGTTAGTCTGTCGCGAGTAGCTTTATCAATAACTTTCGCAGAATATGCCGAATCAATATTACCTTGCATGCGTGCAATATTTTGCATATAACCGAATAGACCTTGTTGTGCTTGTTCTTGTTGTTTACCTTTTTTTATTTGTTTTACATCGTAATTACCAATATTATCAGTTGAAAAGCTAATCAAATTATGTAAATCTTGTTCAAGCTGTTCAGAGCATATTTTTTTATCAAAAGCTGTCATTTTAGCAGTTGCAACGCGAGAACCATGAGAACCACGACTACCACCTTCAGGATCTTTAACGATTTTCATTTTATCTCTGTCATAGTAGTAATCAGTTTTTGATGATAAGCCGTAAATGCCGAGTACAAGATCTTTACTTCCTTCAGGTAATTTTTTATTTGTTTCAATAAATTTCATAACTTTGTTCAAGTCTGCTTTACCGTCAAGAATTGCTTCAGCTTCTTCAGATTTCATATTGCGTAAAGTATCGCCAAGTTCAGCAAAGGCAGTTCTTGTGCTCTGGTTTTTCAAAGAATTAGTAACATAGTTTTCAAGTTTTTCTAACGTTTCTGCTCTGCCTATATCATTTCTGACACCTTCATCTTTCAGCAGTTTTTGAGCTTCAAGAGGATTATTCAATGCAAGGGCAGAAATATATGTTGCCATAACATCGTGGTTTGCATCTTTCAAGAAGTTATCAACAACAACTTCGCCCAAACCTGCAACTGCACCGTTACGAAGTCCTTCAATACCGTTAGCATAAATCAGACGTACTTCGTCAATACTTGCACCGTTTAAACCTAACATAGAGACTTGATTTGTAAGGTTTTCATAACCTGATTTCAAGTTTGTTTGAATATTGGTTTGTTGTTGTTTTTCAACCCATTGAGTATTATAAGTTTTATATCTGTCATAAACATTTGTTTTAATATCAGCCCATTGTTTTTGACAAAGAGGGTTAATTTTATACTGATTTGAAAGTGATTCAAAAGCTTGTTTCAGTTCAACTTCTCTTTGTGGGTTAGTAGGATCTGCTTGATATTTCAAATTTATTTTATTATTTTCTGCAAGAAATTTTGTTGATAGGTCAATTTGGTTACTTGCAAGAGTAGATTCATTAGCTTTTTGAGTAATTGAAACACCGGAATTTAAAGTATTACTAAACATATTTGCATATTGTCCGGAAAAATCCTGTTCAGCAATTCCTTGAGATAAATATTGTCTTGTATCACCCTGTTGTATATGTACCATAATTTTAAACCTTCTTTTAATTATGAAATTATCGAGTTTGCAGAACTATTTGACGGAAAACTACCTTTTGTCCAACCGCGAGCGGAATTATACCAATTAGAAACATTGGTAGCTATTTTAGAGCCTGACACTTTAGAACCCAAATTTGAAATAGTACTTGCGAGTTTAGAGTTTGATAATTTAGTACTCAAATTAGAAAGCGCAGCGGGAGCTTTACCACCGCTCATAAAATAAGACATTCCGGCACTTGCAACACCTTCAAGAATTGAATTAAAGAATGCTGTTTTACCTTGACGAACAAGATTATTTATTTTTGTATTGGCGTCTTTAGTCATTGTGTCAATATCTTCTTTCATAGTGTCGTATGTTTCGTTAATAACAGCCAAAGGTGAACCCGAATTAAAATAAACACCGCTTTTTAAGAAAGATGTTTTTTGTTGCTGCATAAGTTTAACAGCTTGTTTTTCTCTTTGTCTTGATTGTTCTTGTAGTTGTTTAGCTGTTTCTTCAGCTTGTGCATTTGCATTTTTAATACTTGATATTCCTTGAACAATACCTGAACCCAAAGCTGACACAGCAAGAATTATTGGTATTAACGGTAATGCCATATTTTAAATCTCCTTTAATTTATTATTTTAAGTTTTACTTACATGTTTATAATGAGGAATGATAGCCGTTATATGAAAAGGTAAAGGACTATCTTGCACGACAAAATAATGTTTTTCGCGAGAATAATCATCTTCATATTGAATTTCTTTGTATTCATCCATTGGCAGAGGTGGCATATCATAAAAGCCTTCAGGGTTAAAATCTTGAATTTCTTCCAAATCATAAAGGTTACTACCGACCTTTCCTCCGGCTGAAAAGCTCATTTGTAAACCGATTTTATAAATATTTTTCATATTGGTATAAGTTTGAGTTCCGTTACTTTGGAGTAATAACCCCAAGTTAGGACTTTTCAAAATACCTTTATATTTCAAACCGATAATTGCAGTACCGACTTTATTAACATTAGCACTTGAAATATCAACTTCGCCGTTTTCAACAACGAAATCCCCGATATAACCACCATTACCAACAACGGCAACCGTTTCACCTTCAAGGTGATTTAAACCTGTAAAGTGAGTAGCTGACAGATACCATTTTGAAGTTGATACACTTGTTGGTTCAAGGAGTATTTCTACTTTAACACTTGTACCACTCAAATATTCTGTAATATCCAATACACCATATTCACGACCGGTAATGGATTTATACCAAATTCTTTTACCAACATCAGCGGAAGAAAAATCTGAAGCAGAGCTTGTTAAAACTTTAGTAGTTTTATTCAATGTTATTGTGCTTGTGTGTAATCCTGAATATTTCATTGAACAGTCAAGATAGTTACAATCTCTCAATTCTTCAGCTATTTGTCTGTTAAAATCGTATTTATCTTGTGTTTTAATATCGATAATATCAGATACTGTTGCATTTTTAGGAATATCGGAGATAAAATCTTCAAATCTTGAAAACTCAACTGTTTCAGTTAATCTTTCAAGATAATATCTTGTTACACCGTTTACTACGCGTTTAATATTAGCAAACAGATCATAATTACCGTCAGGTCTTGTAACGGTGCATATATCGATAAATTCACCTTTAGTAATAAATTCTGACCAACTGTTTACGGCTTCATCATTAGAAAAACAAATTGATAATAACCTTGTACCACATAAAGCGAATATCAAACCAAATCTGTCGAATTTATTAGCAAGTTTTTTAATTCCGCCTTTAGTAATTTCGTAATTACCTTTAGACAGATTTGTTGCTTTAAATTGTTCAAGCAAAACATCATATTCAAACATATAAAGCAGTCTTTTATTACTTGAAACAAAGAATACATAATTATCTTTATGAACAGGTTTAACAGCGCCTACACCGTCACGGCAAGAGAGTTTAGCAGAAATATCTTCAGGTGTAATAGCTTGAGTAACGCTGCCACCGTTTACGGATAAAATTCCTTCAGCAGTACCGACAAGCAAACTGTTTACACCTGATTCAAGCCAAAGAGCTTTTGAATTAGCTTCAGCAAGGTCAAACTGATAACCGTCATTTGTACCTGTGCCAACTGTAATATTGTCATATTCAGCACCTTTAGAACCATATAGATAAGTCGGATATTTAGAAGAACTGCAACGATTTAACCTATTTTCATAAAAGGCACAAGTGCAAGGGAACCCGTGATTTGATGATTCAGAGTCTTTGCTCAAACTTGCTGTACCCGAATTAGTATATGTTGTTTTTTGAAGCGTAAACGAATTTGCAGAAGTTCTTTTAAGTTGATATTCAGCATAATGACCGTCATTGTGATTAATATAAAGAACATCACAATTTTGTGTCATATTTAGATTAAATATTTGATTTCCGTAAGGATGAATAAGTGTTAGAGGTTCATTGTTATTATCAAGAACTTGAACAAGCTCACCATTTGCGTTATATGTCCAAAATTCAATATATTCAATTCTGAATATCAAAAGATAAGCTTGTTCCTGACTAAACTTAAATTCATATAATGCAGAATAACCGATTTCATCAAGAAATTCAAAACCTGTTCTGTAATAAACATCACCTTTAACGGTATGAAAAAAATTACGAGAAATTTCATGACCGTTTTGAAGTAAAGGTAAATCAAAACGACCTTTAATATCACGGTCAATTTGACCGGACGAAAAATTATTTTTCGGTATTGATGTTCTCATATTTTATTCCTTATTTATTTAACCGGATAATTAAAATCTTGTATTTCAGAATAATATTTTGACTGTCTGTATTTAGGTTTATTAATAACAACGACTCTGTTATCGCGACCGTATTTAGTAGAAGTTTCAACATATTTTTGTTGAGCGAGTTGTTTAAGCATACCGGCTTTCTGTTCGTCTTCAGTCAGAGGTAAGCAAATTTTTTCAGCGAGTTTAAGAGCGAGACAGTCGCAAAATTCAGCATCAAATTTAGTAACATCTTGAACATCAGCGATATATCTAATTTTTACAATTTCATCAGAATTATATTCATCACAATACAAATAATTACCTTCAATTTGATAATATTTATCTTGCAGAGGATTATCCAAATTAAGAACCTGAAGGCAGTCGTGAGGTAAAGCATAAGCTTTAGAGTAACCGTAAACAGGTGTATAGTTAGCGACTTCAGCAAGAACAGCACGTTTAATAGAAAAACTTGCATTAATATTCATAAGCAAAGATTTTCTGACGGTATCATACCACATTTTACATTTATTGCTTTGTTTAGTATTTTCATCAATAGAGGTAATATTTCTAACGTTGCAATAATCAAGAGCCATATTACAAATATCAAGAAAAGAAGTAATCATTTTTTATTCCTTTTATTTAAGACGGACAAAAAAGACTGGCTTGTATTTTTACAAGCCAGTCTAAATTCCTACATAGTAGAAGACAGGATAATAACTTTAGAACCTTGAAGTCTAACAGCTTTAACCCACATATCAATTGTAACTTCCCAAGAATTAACATGGGTAGCAGAGCGTTCGCAATCAAGTCTTCCGATTTCAACTGCGAAAGCTATTGATTTAGGAGCCATAAGAACGTTAGAACGAACGTTGCCGGTAGATTCAGGAAGAATAGGTAAGTCAACAGTTGAACCACCTTGAACGTTACCTGCAAAAGTAACAACGTTAAATCCTGAAGCGTTTGTGATAGTACCCTTATCAACAACGTGTTGATTAGAATACAAAGCGTTCATATATTTATCATCATTACGTAAAGCTTCTTCTTCAGTTGCAGATATAGCAAGAGTTATTCCGTCAGTTTCAATATAGTTATTTTTAAATTGAGTAATAGCCGGAGAAATAACTGTTGCGTAGTTAAAGTTAGAAGTACCATTGATAGTAACAACGCCGTCTTGAGCAGCTGTTAAAACAGTACCGGCACCGTCAGGAGCACCGACTGTAACAGAACCGACAGCAGCATCAATAATACATTTATCAGTTAATCTGCTTTTAGCTTCTTTCAAGTTTTGGTACAAATCCGACATCGGATCCGTAATAAGTTTAACAGCTCTGTCGTAAGAATCTACAAGATAAGTACCTGTAAATCTTTTAGCAACAGATTTTCTGTTATCGTTTCTGATAGTCAAGTATTGTTTAGAAGGGTTTCTGCCTGAAGCAGTAACATCAACAAGGTCATTGCCTTCAATACGAGAGATATTAGAAATACCTTTAATGTCCATGTGTTTAATAGCCGGACAATTTAAAAGTTTAGTATCTTTATTAGCTGCTAATCTTTCAAAGTTTTTTTCAAATAATAATAAAGACGCGTGGTCTAAATTTGGACTTGTAATAACTGTCATAATCCCGTTTCCTTTCTTTTTTTTTAGATACACTTTCGGAAATTGTGAAAGTGTATGAGTAATACAACATTTACTTTTCCGAAATTGCCTGTTTGTAATCAAAAGATAGAAAACAGATTTTCTTCAAAATAATTTTGTTAAGAATTGAGTGCCGGAGCTTGTTCAAACTTAACGATAAGATTTGCACAATAGTGCTGTAAATGAATTAAACTTGAGCCAGTTCATCAGATGATGGGAATTGGTCATTAAATTCACCAATTGGTTCTTCATCATCAAAATTACTTGTTGAAGTAATAATTCCACTGTCAGAAGTTTCTTCGTTAGTCTTGATAAAATCTGACAGTGATTTCTTTTTAATCACTTGTTTTTTACCAAGATAATTATCTACAATGTCAACAACTAGTTTTTCATTTCCTAAATCCAGTTTTAACGTTCCGTCAGGTTGACGTTTAAAGAACGATAGTTTTTCTTGTTCTTCAGGAGTTTTCATAGGAATTTTCAAAACCTTTTTCATATAGGCTTCAATAGCTTTGTAACGAAGTTCAGTTATTGACATTGTATTTGGCAGAGGTATTTCAAAGATGTCATACATACAAGCAAGTTCTTGTATTTGTTGTTCATTCATTTCAGAAATTTCTTTACCGGCAAGAGGAAATTCATCACTAATTTTTTGTACGTCTGTAATAAGCCAGCTGCGAATTCCTGATAAAAGGGGTTTATTTTTTTGTTTTCTGATAAGTACAGGTAAAAATCTTCTTAAGATATGAGAGCCAGCGCCTTCAGGATAGAAACGAGATAATTTCAATTCAAAATTAAAAGGTGTATAATCCTTACCCGAACCTTTATCTGTTTCATAGATACCCTCAACTTTGTATAAATATTCTGCCATAAAATAATCCTTTCAAATTTATATTGTAATAACCATTGTATTAATTAAACAGAGCTTGCATTTTTTTAACAATCTCATCGCGTTCACCGACTTTTTGATTAGGTGAATTATCGAGTTCAAGAAGACGGTTATAAAGTCTGTCATATTCAGCATTTCTGTCTGCTTCAGACATTCTGATTTTTGCAGGGTTAGAAGAATTAGCTGAACTTTCTTTATAACCATACTTATCAACCAAACCTTTAGCGACACGATAGAACATTTCTATTGTGTAGTTAGGTGCTGTTTTTTGAAGAAAATCCTGATCTTCTTGAGGTAAAAACTCTTTAAGCAAACCTTCAACCGTTTTTCTTTGCTGTTGATTATTGCCAAACATATTGTTAATGTTATTTTCTAAATCGTCGGCATCGGTAAATTTCTGAAACTCTTTAATTTCAAAATCTGTATAAGTTTTCAAAAGACCTTGACCTTGTTCTTTAGTCAATCCCAACTCTTTAAATTTATCACCAAAAAAGCCTAAAGCTTCTTCAGGGTATTCATATTCAAGCGAGCCGTCGTCATTTTTCAAAATATCATTAAAAGCGTAGCCTTCTGCATTTTCAGGAACTTCAACTTGCAAACCCAGTTGTTTAGTCAGAGCTTCTTTAATTTCTTCGTAGTTATCCAAACTTTTTAAATCAGTTGTTTTAATATAATCTTCAACTTTTTTACCGATAAGAGTTTGAGAATTATCATAACTTCTGAACAATTCACTTTTTAAATCGTCACCTGATTTACCGTCAAAGAATTTAGTCCAGCCTTTATCTTTGTATTCATCAGGTATTGCAAAATCAGAGTTTTGAGAACCACCACCTTCATCATTAACATTACTGTTAAAATCCTGTCCGTCATTTTGTAAGTTTTCATCTATCATACTAAAAATTACTCCTTAAATTTCGTCTTCACTATATATTTCAATTTGGGCAAGAACATCTTTTGGTAAGACGTTTCTGATAATTGTCCAAATATCGCGTCTGCCTTTTTTGTAAATAAGTATATCGTTGTTAATGTTTAAATCTTGTTCAGACCAAAGACATAACCGTTTCAAATACTTAAGAAAGAACTTACCGTTAACGTCAGAGAAGATTTCTTTGCAGACAAGTTTCAAATCTTCAAGTTCTTTTTTTTGTTTTTCTTCAGCTTCTTTTTGTTTTTTTAAAAGTTCATCAACTTTACTGTTCGTTTGCATAAAAAGCCCCTTGAGTTTGAGCAATAGCGTTATCTTTGTTAGCGCCTGCCATATTTTTCATAGCCATTGCCATTTGTAGAGTTTGTTGTTGTTCAGCTTGAGCTTGTTGTTGTTCTTCCATTTTTGCCAGAAGTTCTTCATAGTCATATTTGTTTTTAATCAAGTTATCGTTTACGAGATTAGAAACAGATTTAAGCAAATCCAAGAATTCATAAGCATTTATTGCGTGAATAAGTTCAGGTTTAATTTGAAGAACAGCATTGAGATATTGTAAAAATCTTCCTATTGCTTCATAGATTTCAGCGTTGCAAAGTTTTTCAAGTTCACCGTTGAATTTTAATTTATACCACATTTTATTATTTTTAATTGCATCGGAGATAATTTGAGGAATAAAATCACCTTCTTTAAGAAGTTTTTGTTTGTATGCAATTTCTTCTTCAGTATCTTCAGGTAGTTCTTGAACTTCGTCAAAAGTTTTACCGAACAGTCCGCAGTCAGTAATAATAGAAATAGCTCTGTGACAAGTTGGTTCAATAATTTCAGTTTTTTCTTGAGTTAAAAGACCGTTAATAGACTTACCTCTGATAGACATTCTGTAACTTGATTCAGTTGCAGTCATTTGAGTTTGATTATTAAAATCAAGAAGCTGATCTATTTTGAAAATATTCACAATATCTTTTTTAAGTTCAGGGATTAAGAAATTAACAACTGCTGAAATATCACCGACTTGTGAAATCGGGAATACAGGACTTTGACCGTTAGCTTGAGCTTGAGGGTTGAACGTTGTAACCGAACCGGCAGAACGGTTAAATACATTACCGGCAACAAGCGCACCTGAAATAATACCAAGAGCCGGATCCGTAGTTTTTTCAATATTGTCAACAGTATTACCGGCTATATGATTAAGCATTTTAATTGATGAAATTGCAAGAGTGCCTGAACTTTCACCATAAACCTGATTATTAACGCGAATAGCTCTACCCATA